AATTACCTGTAAACCCTTATTTTATTAGCTTGGTGCGGTTGGCGGGACTTGAACCCGCACGAGCGTTAGCTCACCACCCCCTCAAGATGGCGTGGCATTTAAAAGGCACACACAAAATCAGTAAATACAGCAACTATCTAACTTAGTTGTCAATATATCTATTTATATATCACTATATTTTTACATAACTTGATGTCAAAATGATGTCATATATACATTTATATTTCTCGGATAGAATAGTGAAGCCCAAAGAACTTAATGAGCTTTAAAACGTTGGCTCGGTTATACTTTGACGGAGCAGCAATTATTAAAGTTTTATCACTATTAACATATACCGCCTTTACATCGTCTGCCCAAACAAAATTTGGGAAATGCTCGGCCAATCTAAGGTCCTCCCATGTCTTTCTGCCAACAAGAAGTATGCCTTGCCCTAGCCTCTCCTGCATGGAGCATATTATATCCCATGCAGCTGCGTAGTTCTCTACTTTTACCGCATCTCTCATAAAATGTGGGTCTTTATAAAATACTTTCAGCATTACTCCCACCTCCTATTATTACCCTAATTACACCATATTTTTACCCTATCCGCAATTGCTATTTATAAACAAAAAAAGACCTTACCAGGATATATTCCCAGTAAGGTCTTTTGTGTATTTACCATTAATCCACACGTCCGCCCTCGTATGGTAGGGAGATGTTTGGATCACCTCAATTCTTAGCCGCTAGATATACAACAGCACCGCCTAATAAGATGTTAAGTAACTTACTATTCCGTTGTTGCATCTTTACTTTCTGGAGTTCGCGAGTCTGCATCTCTAAGTATGCGTTTACTTTCGCTAATGATTCGCTTTGCATTGTCAGCGTTCGCTCTTGCTGCTCCAATGAGTTCTTGGCTTCGATTAATTGCGCCCTCTGTTCTTTGATTAGATTCATCGATTCGAGTAATTGTTCTTTCGATTCTGTCGTTGACATCTTGGCTATGTTCAATTGCTGTTCTAGCTCGTCGATTATTCTCAACTGCTCGTCGATTGTATTGTCTAGCGTTATCAACTTCTGTTGTAGCACGTTGTATTCCTGTCGTGTCAATATTACTTGCTCTGTCGGCGTAGAACCATATACAGGCAATGATACAAAGGATAATACAAATAAGAACAGAGATGTAATGAGCATTAATAAAGTTTTTGATTTTATCATTCATACTTCCCCCTAATCATACATGTAATCGACATCAACTTCTTTGTCAGCTACCATTCCACAATCGCTATATTGCCAAATTCTGATATTTGGATAATCACATTGTGGATCATATTGTGCACACCATACAGGAACGCTTGGCATTTGACTATATGCATATGTTTCATCCCACAATAAAGAATAACCACTATATACACCTACATTTTGAAATCCAGCACTCCATAATGTATTAACAAACCGACTAATGCAATTCGTCATTCCTTGGCTAGTTAATGCACCAGCATTAATCATATTACGTAATTGGCGATGCTCCTCGTAGTCATACCAAATACCAGCTTGCAAATGGTAATCAGTATATCCATAACTATTGAGCGTGTTAATCACCCATTCCGCCTCTTGTACTGCGGTTGCCTCATCGTATGCGTGGCTAAAATAATATACACCTACTTCAAGGCCCGCATTTAATGCTGCGGTGATATGTTGCTCAAAGAAATCATCAACGTTATAATTTTCACCTAGTTTTATGATTACAAATTCATTGCCTTCATCTTTAGCTTGTTGCATATGAATTTCATCATAGTAAAGTGTTCCGTTTTCGTTGTCTTGCCACGCTGAAATATCAAACCCTTTTCTCACTTCTTATCACTCCTTTCTGTAATATTTGCTAATGGTTGTATTTTGGGTTGCTCTTCTAATTTATCTGGTATGCCGTTTCCATCTTTATCTATCCACAATGCAAGAAAGCCTATTAATGCAGTTAGAACAGATGGAATAAAGATATGATCTATGATATTAATACCAACACTAATTATCTTATTAGCATCATCAGATACATAACCACTAATAAAAGCCATGATGTATTGAGTAATCACCAATAAAATAGGCACTAGCATTGTCAGTACTAGTGCCCTTGTAGCAAGAACTCCTGTTGGATGGATGTTGGCCACCCTAACAGATTGATATGATTTTTTTAATAAATTAATGAGCTTTGGCGGTATGTTCATGAAATTCCTCCTTTAACTCATCTATACGCGACTCCATTCCTTTTACCCTTGTGGCTAGTTTCACGTGTTCTGTATATGCTTTTACACGTTCTTCACGAGATAACTTAATTTCATTCTTCAAGTCATTGAGGGTTTCTGTTAGAACCCCCATCTTTTCTTGAAAGACCAAAGTATCTTGTAAGTGCTGTAAATCACGCTTTTCCAATAATGGAATCACCAATACTTTATAGGTAAGGCCTGCGACTATACTAACTATAGTTAGCGTTGTTAGTATGTCGCTAAGTTCGAATTGCCATGTCCACATTTAATTATCTCCTTACTAAATAAAGTATTATACTGTTTTCCACACATTACTGAATTCATCCCATTTCTTAGTCTTATCATGGTTATAAACTTCTAAACCAATTTTGTGTAAAGAAATATCACTAGGTGGAACAGATTCATCAGCCACTATAATTTTATTAATTCCATACTTATTACCATAAACATCACTTAGGTTTAAGTTACTATCTTTCCACACAAAGCTAGGGATATTTAAAACTAAAATACTAGAAGCAGTAAAGGCTTGGCTGTCAATTTCAGTGGCTTTAGGTAAATTTACAACAGAATATTCACAACCTACAAAAGCTTCGGCGCCTACTTTAACTACATTAGGGCAAGTTAATTCTCCTTCTAAATCAGATTTTCCATAGAACTGTCTAGCTGGAATCTCGGTAGCAGTTGCTGCATCAAAAGTAGGCACAGGGTTCGGACCTGGTTGTGGTTGAGGTGGTTGATTCTTATTTGCTAAGTTGTTAATAATCCCAACAAGTTCACTATCAGAATACCCTTTTGCATTAGCACCTTTTACCGCATCAAGGATATATCCATAAGTACTAGCAGGTTCAATACTGTTGATTTCTTCTGCAAACTTGAATAACTTACCTTCGGATGTTACTCCTTTTGACTGAATGGCGTCTCTAATTTGAGTGATATGACCCCCAAAGGAATTCAATTCACCCATTAAATCATTAATAATTGCTTGTTTTGGTCTTACCATGTTAGTTACCTCCGTTGATTTTTCGTAATTCAATAATAATTTGTTCTAGCTCATCTTTAACCATGAACTCTGAGACATCTGGTGCGGGGCCTGTTAATCCTATAGGTCCGGGTTCTCCTGGGTCCCCTTTTTGGCCTTTTTCGCCACGGTCTCCCTTTTCGCCTTTAAGTTGTTGCTTTTGATTTTCTGTCAAATCTTCAAAGCGTAATGGTTCTCCCTTAGGGCCTGGAGGGCCTTGCTCTCCTCTTGCACCATCTGCACCATTTTTACCAGGCTCACCTGGTTCCCCTTTAGGTCCAGGCGGGCCTGCATCGCCTTTTGGGCCTCTCAATTTGATTATTTGAGTATGCCCCTCAATGACTACTGTATCCCCTTCACCTGCATAAACGTTAATATCACTCATACTATTTTCCTCTGTTGCTGACACCTTCAAGAATAGTTAATTGCCCTTTAATAAGACATTTGACAGGTCTGCCTTCGGCCCAAATAAATAAATCCCATACGTATCTGCCGTCAAGTAATTCTTTTGTATCCAAAGAAAGGATAATTCTACAGCGTTCGCCTGCTGCTAAATTATCCTTTGATACTGTGATATTAAATTTGGCTTCGTAGTGATCATCTTGAACAAACTTTCTTACACAGGAAAACAAATCCTCCGGCTCTACTGAGCTATTATATCCAATAGTCAGTGTAATAAATTCACCTTTAATAGCGGATAGATTATGCTTTACCGGCGTCATTATCTTCACCCATTTCTAAATCCATTAGATCATTATGAATGCATCCTTCTGTTGGGCAAGTACCATCACTATTTAAAGTAGCCCAACAGTATTCACAAAAGTGCATTACTGGAACATCGCTTTTAATATCTGCCATAGTTATTTCACCGCCTTAATCTTAGCAATCATTTCCGCATTAATTTTCTTAAATTGTTCTTGCAAATCGCTTATGTCACCGTTTGCTAGTCGTCTTCGTATCAATGCCTGATCTAGTGTTTCAAAACGACGATTGTAATAAGAACGAATCTCCGCAATCTTTTCTGCCTTCGTTAACTCATGAACTGGAGCAGATACAAATTGACCCCCTACATACAATTTACCTTTCATGAATTCATCTAGCATACTATCACCATCTGCAGAGTAAATATAGTCAGCTGCATTAGGGTAATCTTGCTTAGCCAGTGCTATCAGTTCCTCTTTTGAAATTGTATTATCAACAAAAGAAGTAATTCGTGCACCTTTTTCATTTAATACAAATACATATTGGTTCATCTTGCATCCCCCCCCTTACGCTTTACCAAGGCATATCCATGTAAAACTTCCTGCATTTACTCTATTTGCTAGGAAGCGGATAGAATTTTTATTATTATTAGAAAACCCACTATTCCACATCAACAAAAATTCATCGCCCCTTGTTGCTACGCTTCCACTATCATCTGTACAAACTGAAATTAAAACATTGCAACTAATAGGTAATGTTATATCTTTATATGTGCTTTGTGCCTCAAACCATGTAATTCCCCATTGAATAATAAACCCATTCGCAAATTTTACAAATCCATTATCTTTATCAAGTTTAGATGCAACGATAGCACCTTGCCCCAATAAGTTTTTAATTGTAACAAGTGTAATAGCCGGAGTGTCTTTCCAGTTTGTACTTCCTAGAATTGCCTTGATTTGGTCAGTAATAGGAGGGTGAGATGAATTTGAGGAGTTATGCTCTTTAAGCTGTTCCTGATTAACTAGCGCCCCCATATTAACTGTGAGTGATACATTGCCCGTATTACTAAACATCATTCCGATAGTTAGTTCTTGAGATACAACAACTGAACCTCCTTCTGCCGGCATTCTATCAGGTTCAGGATCTGTTAGGTATGCATACAATATTTCTCCTTTATCTGGGTCATTCGCAAATAACCCAATTTCTGACATTCTGAAAGCCTCTGTTATGCCGTTATTTGTAATAAATGTATCAACGCTTACTACTTTCCCTTCACGTTTAACAATAATATTGGTGGTCTCCCATTTTGAGGAGATTACATCTGTTAGTGCTAATGGATTTGTCGCATTAACACCACTCCCCACTTTTATTTTGGTAAAAGTTAATTTGGTTTGACCTGCATTTACTTTTGCTTGAAGCGCGTTACCGACATCAGTCATAATTGCAT